CCATATAAATGGAATTTAAAGAACGCGGTTTTTACAAAAGATAAAGGAAAGGTTTTTTCTTGTTTTGCTTGTGGTGGTGGTTCGACAATGGGTTATAAATTAGCTGGATTTGATGTTTTAGGTTGCAATGAAATTGATCCAAAAATGATTGAGGCATACAAAGCTAACCATAATCCAAAATATGCATTTTTAGAACCTATTCAAGTTTTTAAATTAAGAAATGATTTACCAAAAGAACTTTATGATTTAGATATTTTAGATGGATCGCCTCCATGCAGTTCTTTTTCAATGGCTGGTAATAGAGAAGATGATTGGGGTAAAGAAAAAAAATTTAGAGAAGGACAAGCAGACCAGGTATTAGATACCTTGTTTTTTGATTTTATAGATTTGGCAAAAAAACTACAGCCAAAAGTTGTTGTCGCTGAAAATGTAAAAGGTTTGTTATTAGGTAACGCAATTGAATATGTAAAAAAAATTTATAAAGAATTTGATGAGGCGGGATATTATTGCCAACATTGGCTTTTAGATGCCTCAAAAATGGGAGTACCTCAAAGAAGAGAAAGAGTTTTTTTTGTTTGTCTAAGAAAGGATTTAGCAAAACCTTTTTTACAACAAGTTGATTTTTTTACTCAATTGCCTAAATTAAAATTAGATTTTTGTGAACCACCAATTCCTTACAAAAAATATAAAACAGGAATATTAGGAAAAGAATTAACCCAGGAAACAAAATTAATTTGGGAACAAAGATTACCGACGGATTAGGATTTAGGAATTATACATGAAAGGATTGGAGGTGTTGCAAAAAGATTTCAGGTAAAATTTATTGATGACGACATGGTTGCAAAAACTTTGGCGGCTGGATCAGATTCAATTCCAATTAGAAGAGATTATCCAAATAGAATCGAAGAAAATGAAATAAAAATGATTGGTTCTTATCCTTTAGATTATAATTTTATTAATAATGAACCAGGATATTTAATTGGGATGTCTGTGCCTCCAGTAATGACGGCTCAAATAGCTACAGAAATTTACAACCAATGGATTTTAAAAATAAATATTTAAACAAAACAACTATGAGCAAGATTTACGGCGGAAACGCAAAACTAGTTAAAACCAAATTTGGAGAAATTTGGAAAGTTAGCCAATCAAGAAAAGACTTGGAAGGACTTTTGCAATACCTAAACGACAACGATGCTGAATGGGTAAACCTTGACATTAAGGAAAAGCCGCAAATTGTGGAAGGTAAGCCAACGCATTATTTACAAGTTTGGCAAAAGGAAACCGTACAAGTGGCAAACCAGCCAACACAACAAGAACTTTTGGAAAAGCTAAAATCTGCAAAAGTTAATTTGACAGAGAAACGCATTGTCGAAAACGATAACTTACCTTTCTAATGAAAAAAAATGATTTATACGCAATCTTTGTGGCGTTGGTAGGGATTACCCTACTTGCGCTCCTAAAGGTTTCTAGCTTACTGCTTTTTGTCGTTGCATTGGCTTTGTGGACCTTGGCCTGGTCTTGGGTTTATTCAAAATGTAAATGATTCAGTTTAAGTTAAATGAGAAACCGCTAAGCGTTAACGAGGCTTGGCAAGGCAAGCGCTTTAAGACCGAAGCATATAAGGATTACGAGCGCACGATTTCATTTATGTTGCCAAAAGCCGAAATTGACCCAAAAGAAATGTTGAGGATTGAGTTTTTCTTTGGCTTTAGCAACAAAGCCAGCGATCTTGACAATCCAGTTAAATTGCTTATTGACATTGCGCAAAAGAAATACGGCTTTAACGACAAAAACGTATTTGAGTTAAATGTTCGCAAATGCCTGGTTAAAAAAGGGGAGGAGTTTATACACATGGGCATTTATAAATTGGTGCCGTTTTAAACAAAAATCACCTTTATTAATTGTATTATTATCGGAATCTTATATTTGCCTAAAGAATAAGCAAATGAGCATTTACGAGGGATTATTTATACGAAAAGCACGCAAATCCGCTGGTTACACCCAGGAGCAATTGGCCGAAAAAATCGGATTATCTTTGGCGCCAATTAATCAGGTGGAAAATGGTTGGGAATCTATAAGCCTAAACAGACTTAGACAGATTTGCGAGGCAATTGGTTTGGAGGTTGTAATTAGACGAAAAGATGGCTAAAGGTTACCCGATTTCTAAGCCTGATTATTCGCTTGAAATTAGATACCGACTAAGGGACGGCCAATGGTCGCCTTGGTCTAACAAAGGAAAAGGTAAATTTGAAACAATCGAATTGGTACAGAGACAGATTAGAACGCTGGCCGCGTCTTACCAGGGCCGAGAAAAAGAAGTGCGATTTGAATGGAACGGAAAGCTTTGCAGTTTTACTGGAGAGCCAACTGGCCAAACAATCATATTAATGTAGTTATTTTGGGTTTTTGTTGATGTTTAAAAGGCTTGGGTTATGCTCAAGCTTTTTTTTAAAATTTAGAAAAATATGAAAATAAACGATTTAGGATTTTGGGAAACAACGGACGCAACTGGTCACATTCACGATCTAAGCATTGCCGCGGCTCTGTCCAATTATTTAGCAGATAAACAAGCCAAGACATTTGTCGACTTTGGATGTGGTATGGGTGATTATGCAAAAGCTTTTAAAGCTGACGGCTATAAGGTGGAGGCATACGACGGCAACCCAAATACCGAAACGCTAAGCGGTGGAATTGGCAAGGTGTTGGACTTGTCCAAGCCTTTTTATTTGGGTAAAAAATTTGACGTTGTTTTGTCGCTGGAAGTTGGCGAACATATACCAGCTGAATTTGAGGACCAATTTATTGACAACATTTGTAAGCACGCCAAAAAGCATTTGGTTATTAGCTGGGCGATTGAGGGACAAGGTGGGAGCGGACACGTTAATTGCAGAAATAACAACTATATAATTGGCCAAGTTGAGGATCGCGGCTTTAAATTTAATTTTAACGATAGTGAAAAGATAAGAAAGGCCGCAACAAATGCGTCGTGGTTTGGATACACGATAATGGTATTTGATAAGGTCTAATTTCGTTTAGACTTTTTTATAAATTTGTAACATGAGCGGACGACCAAAAGAAATCTTTGATTTACCACAAGATTGGTATAATAAAATACTTAGCCTTTATGAGGAGGGGGCCTCTGACGTTGAAATTAAAGCTTTAATTTATCAATGGCGTGGCTCGTTTTCCAATGACCTTTGGGACCGTTGGATTAAAGAAGAGGAGCAATTTTCGGAAACCATAAAAATGGGTAAGCTCATTTCTGAAGCTTGGTGGTCCAAGTCAGGTCGTAAAAACTTGGAAAACAAAGATTTTAATTATACTGGGTGGTACATGAATATGAAAAACAGATTTAATTGGACCGATAAGCAATCGGTAGACGTTACAAGTCTTGGCGATAAGGTAACTCCGCCAATTCAATGGCTTAAAACCGAGTAATGGAATCAATCAAGTTACTAGACAAATACCAACCTTTATTTTTAGAGGACCCAAAAACGCGTTATTTTCTTATTACTGGCGGCCGTGGATCGGGGAAATCGTGGACATTGTCGATGTTTCTTTTAAACCTGACTTATGAGGAGGGACACGTTATTTTATTCACGCGTTGGACTTTGACCTCGGCGTTTATTTCAATTATTCCTGAATTCATTGACAAAATCGAGTTAATGAATAAGTTGGACGATTTCGAAATAACACAGTCGGAAATTATAAACAAGGCAACTGGATCAAAGATTTTATTTCGTGGAATTAAGACCAGCCAAGGCACCGCAACGGCTAACCTCAAATCAATCGCTGGCGTAACTACTTTTATTCTAGACGAATCGGAGGAGTTAATGGACGAGGATGTATTTGACCGCATCGACTTATCTATTCGTGCAGTAAACAAACCCAACCGCGTTATCCTAGTAATGAATCCATCGTATAAAAGCCATTGGATTTATGGGCGATTTGTAAAGCTAACTCGCGACGATACTAGCTACATACATACAACCTATTTAGACAACGAACAAAATTTAAGCCAGTCATTTATTGACCAGGCAAAACGCGTTGAGCAAGAAAACCTCCATCGTTACGAGCATTTATTTTTAGGCAAATGGCTAGACGATTCCGAGGGATTGCTTTGGAATCGGCCAATAATTGAACGCGCAAGGGTAAGCGCAAAGCCTGACCTTTCGCGCATTGTGGTTGCCATTGATCCAGCGACAACCGCCTCAATGAATAGCGACGAAACTGGTATAATTGTTTGCGGTACGGATGCCAATGGCAAGGGATATGTACTTGAAGACCTTAGTGGTAAATATTCACCAACGGAATGGGCCAGCGTATCTTTACAAGCGTTTAAAAATTGGAACGCTGATTGCATAGTTGCAGAAAAAAACCAAGGCGGCGACATGGTCGAAAGCGTTTTGAGGTCGCAAAATACGACCGCAAGAATTAAACTTGTAACGGCAACAAAGGGCAAGTACGTTAGGGCCGAGCCAATTTATTCACTTTATGAGCAGCACAAAATTTTCCACGTTGGCAGTTTCCCAATACTAGAAAACCAAATGGTTACCTTTGAGCCTGACAAAGGCAAATCGCCTGACCGCGTCGATGCAATGGTTTGGGGATTTACTGAATTAATGGTTAGTGGCCAAGAATTTTGGCACGTTTAGAATATTGAATCATTTTTTTATTTTATTACCCTATTTTTACAAAAAAAGACAACGGAATGAATTACTTAGATAGAATAAAAACCGCGCTAGGTTTAAACCAAAAAGATTCCACTTACCTAAACGCAGTTTTCCCTTACTTGGGTAATAATGTTATTTGGACCGCACCAACAACGCAAAATTTTATCGAAAAAGGTCTTTATTTAAACTCTGACCTTTACGCCATTATCAACCTAATTATTAACAAGGTAAGCACGGCGCCAATTGTAGTCTATGAGGTAAAGGATCAAAAGGCTTTGAAGTACTACAAATCAATGAGCAAGTCGTTTGACAATTCAGGCGCCAAGTTCCAGGCTCAACAATACAAAGCCAGAGCATTGGAAGAGGTCAGCATCCCTGAATTAGACCGACTATTTAAAAAGCCAAATGAGTTTCAAACTTGGGACAACCTTTTAAAAGAAATTGCCGCATTCCGTCTTATTACTGGTAACGCTTACATTTACGGCGCTAGACGAGGCGAACAACCAAACGCGCCAATCATTGCGTTATATTCTTTGCCAGCGCAATACATGGAAATCATTTCGGGAGGTTTAAACCAGCCGATTAAGGAATACCGATTGACTTATAACGGTTACGAGCGCATAAATGCCAATAACGTTGGACACTTAAAAAACATTAATTTAAGTTACACGGCTGGCACGGCTAACCACCTTTATGGCGCCTCACCTTTGCGGTCAGCGGTCCGCGATTTAACCACCTCAAACGATGGCAAACAAGCGCTTTTGTCTATGCTGCAAAACATGGGTGCGCGTGGCATACTTACAGGCGATGGAACGGTAAACATTACGCGAGAGCAAGCGCAAGGTCTTAAAGAGGATTACAAATCCAATTACCAAGGCGCCAACCGCGCTGGCGACGTGATTATAACGCCAGCAAAATTGTCTTGGGTGCAAATGGGAATGAATGCCGTTGATATGTCAATCATTGACACGCAAAAAGTAATTTTACGCTCGTTGTGCCGCGTTTACGGAGTCGATGCTAAGTTACTAGGCGACACAGAGGCAAGCACGTTTAACAATACTGAAACGGCTTATAAGGCGCTAATTAATAACGTTGTCCGTCCTTTGCATATTGAAATCCGAGACGTGTTAAACAACTGGCTTTTGGAATCGTACGGCAATAAAAATCTATTTTTGGATTTCGATTACATGGCTTACCCTGAAATGCAAGACGACATGGATAAGCTTGTAAACCAATTGTCGGCTGCTTGGTGGTTAACTCCAAACGAAAAGCGCGCGGCCATGAATTACGGCGAGTACGAGAACACATTAATGGAGCAACCATTTATCCCACAAGGCTTAATGACTTTGGCCGAGTTTCAAGCCTCAGATGTTGACAATATAGACAATATGGGAGACTATGGCCCAACCAACTAAAAAGGATTTAGCACTTGCAAAGCAATTGGACGCATTGCAAAGGCGTTACGAAAGGCGATATGAAAAGCAAATATTTACCGCTCTTAAAAAGCAAATGCAACCGTATTTGGATGCAATTAAACAAGCTGACGGAAATATTAACCGCTTTGATCTAATAACTCCAGCGCCTTTGGCTGACACCTTGGAAAGCCTTTACGTTGTGGCTGGCACGGCTTATGCCGAGGCTATGTATAACGCAATCCAACCACCAACAAAAGCAACAAAAGAAGCTTTACGCGCTGGCTGGCGTGACTTTATGCGTTTGTTTGCAGTTAGAAACTTGCCGCAAACGTTAATAAGCATTAACGAGACCAGCCAAAAAATAATCCGAGCCATTGTACTTGCTGGATTAAATGAGGGCCTTGGCGCGCTAGAAATAGCTACCAACATTCAACAAAGCATTTCTTTAATATTTAGAAATCGTGCCAAATTAATTGCCAGGACTGAGATGGTCATAGCTACCAACAACGCGGCTATGCAATCGGCGGCAACCTCCGATTTTATGTACGAAAAAAAATGGATTCCAGCAACGGACACGCGAACGCGTCCCGATCATGCAGAAATGAGGGCAAAGGATTGGATTCCATTCGACCAAAATTTTATTGTTGGCGGTAACGATATGCGACAACCAGGTGACGGCTCCCAAGGTGCTGGCGCGGACCAAATATGTAATTGCCGATGCAAAGTTGTTTTTAGAATTATGCGAGACGCCGACGGATTGCCATTGAGAAAATGATTGCTTACGTTATCAACTTAGATCACCGCAAAGACAAATGGCGCCAGTCAATGAATGAGTTGGCGCCGCACTTTAATTTGGAAAGGGTAAGCGCAATTAAACATAAATGGGGTTGGTTTGGATTGTGGCAAACATTTAAAAAGATTTTTCAAGAATGCGACGGCAATGTTTTGATTTTTGAAGACGATGCAACTTTTCGAGGTTGGGCAACTAATTTACAGGATGCAATCAATGACTTGCCAGCTGACTGGGATATGTTAATGTTGGGAGCCAATATAAAAGATTCACGACTTGACCGCGTAAGCAAGGGATTGGTTCGCACCTATGGATCGTGGACCACGCATGGAGTTTTGTACTCTTATCGCTTTGCAAAGGAAATGGCCCAATTGGATTTGGACATTCCAATTGACGAATATTTCAGGACAAAGGTCCACCCTAAAGGCAACTCATATATTTGCGTACCTTTTCTGTCTTATCAGCGACCAAGCGAAAGCGACATTGAGGGAGTTTATAAAAATTATACAAGTATCTTTGAGGATAGCGAGGCGAAAGCAATGCATTTCATTAACCAATAATTTATAGGTTTGCATTTTTTTTCAACCTTTTTATTTTTACAAAAAAAGACGCAATGATTTACAAGAATTTAAGCGAGGGTATTATTGAGGACGTCGACGACGTTAAAGGAATTGTAACGGGATATTTTTCCGCGTTTAACAATATTGATTCCGATGGCGACGTTATTGTTTCAGGCGCTTACAAAAAGACAGTTGCAGAGAATGGACCGCAAGGCCGTAATCGAATCATGCACTTGCTCCAGCACAATCCTTTGATGCCATTGGCAAAGCCTATGGAGTTAATGGAGGACGCTAAAGGATTGCGTTTTACCTCAAAGATTACCGAAACCAGTTATGGAAAAGACGTAATAAAACTTTACAAAGAAGGAGTTTTTAACGAGCATTCCGTAGGGTTTGAAATTGTAAAGAGCGACAACAAGGCTGGTTACCGAGAGATTAGAGAGATAAAACTTTGGGAGGGTTCAACTGTTACCTGGGGAGCCAACGCAAACACGCCTATTGAATCAATGAAATCATGGGATAAGCCAAAGACCGAGGACATGATTGCCAAGTTTTGTGGCATTCTTAGAAACGGCAACCTTACCGACGAATCAATGATTCAACTTGAAATCGGATTAAAGCAAATTCAAGAACATTTAAAGGCATTGAACACTAAATCAGTTTTGGCCGTAGAATCCGACGCAAGTCAATTCACCACCGTACAAGACCCGACTTTGTCAATGGCTTTGGAGTTCGAATATATACCTAAACTCAAAAAATTTATCTAAAACAAAATGGACGCAATTAAATCACAATTGGATTCAGTACTTGCGAAATTGGAAGGCAACGAGGCGTTGATTTCCGACGTAAAGGCTATGAAAGAAGCGGGCGAAGAGTTCAGAAAAAACCTTTCTGCTGAGACCGCTAAGTTAAACGAAAAAGCTGACGCCCTCCAGGCTCAACTTGACGGCGTAGATGCACGCACCCAGGCAAGCTTTTCCAAGGCTGGCAAAGGTTATTCTTTTTCTAGCGAACTAGAGAAAGCTTTTAACTCTGACGCATTCGGAAACTACAAAAGCGGAAACGCTAACAAAGTAAAGTTGGACCTTGAATTGAAAGGTGGCGACATGACTGTTGGAAACTCTTATACTGGCGAAGTTATCCCAGCGGAAAGAGTTCCTGATCTAAAGTTTACCCCAAACAGAAAAGTTAACGTTCGTCAGTTGTTGCCTGTTGGTCAAACCTCTAGCAACCTTATCCGTTTCGTGCGCGAGTCTGCTTACGACAACGCTGCGGCTCCAACTGCTCAAGGTTCCCTAAAACCTCAATCTGATTTTGATTTGACTGCGGTAGATCGTAGCATCCGTACAATCCCTACTTTCATGAGATTGACAAAAGAGATGTTGGACGATACTCCAGGCTTGATTGCTTACCTTTCTAGCCGTGCGCCTAGCAAATTGTTGAACGTAGAAGATACGCAACTTTTGTACGGAAGCGGAACAGGTCAAAACTTGCATGGTTTTGCAACTGACGGCTCCGCTTGGACTACTGTTAAATTCGGTACTCTAATCAATAGATTTGACGTTTTGGCTGCTGCGGTTGTTCAAACAACTAAGAACGAATACGCGCCAAATGCAATCATGATTAACCCATCTGATTATTTGCAACTGGTTTCTGTTAAAGAAACTAGCGGAGCTTACATTTTGCCGTCTTACGTTTCTATGTCAGCTGGTCAAATGTTTATCATGGGCGTTCCTGTTTACGCAATCAATGGCGTTGTTGCTGGCGATTTCTTTGTTGGTGACTTTGCACTTGGTTCCCAATTGTTCGTTCGTCAGGGCGTTACTTTGGAGTTCTTTGAGCAAGATGCAGACAACGTAACCAAGAACTTTGTAACTGTACGAGTTGAGGAAAGAATTGCGCTTGCGGTTTACACCACTCAATCAATCGTTTACGGAACATTTGCAGCCGCTTTGGCTAACGGTTCCGCGGTATAAGTAAAATAGGTGTTTGTTTAGAAAAGGGTCGCCAAATATTGGCGGCCTTTTTTTATTTATCTATAAATCAATACCTTTAAACGAAATCAAAACTAAAAAACATGAATATCGTTTTTTTTGTACACGCCTGGGCGGGCACGCATAACTCAGGTGCCGAGTGGACGGTCCAACATTATGCCAAATATTTTCACGAAAAAGGGTGCAACGTTGAGGTTATTTTACCCGAAAGCCAAATTTATCCCGACGGCGAAAAGTTTGCTTTTATAAAGTTTATAACTGGTTATTATTCAAACGACTTTTTTTTAGCCTTACAAAATGCAAGCGTAATATTTACCCATTTAGACAATACAGGCGTTGCAATTAATTGGGCAAGACAATTTAAAAAGCAATTGATTTTTTTAAGCCATAACGATTCGGATTATCGAAACGTAAGGTTTAAAGCGCAAAATATTCACGTTGTATACAACAACAAGGCAAACGAAAAGAACGTACAAAACGGGCCTTACCCAAACGACTCGATTGTTTGCAAGCCGCCTATTTTTCCCGAGGATGTAAAGTATAACCGCAAGCATGGGCAATATATTACCCTTATTAATTGCAACGAGAACAAAGGCGGAAACATATTAATTGAACTGGCAAAGCGATTGCCTAAGCGCAAATTTCTTGGCGTGCTTGGAAGCTACGGCGAGCAAATCATTGACGACACGCTAAAAAATTTAAAGTATGTGGCGCAAACTCCTGACGTGCATTTGATCTACGGAAAAACCAACATTGTGCTTGTCCCGTCATTTTATGAGTCATACGGGCGCGTTGGTTTGGAGGCGGCAATTAATCGGCTGCCAGTTATTTGCACGCCTACGGATGGTTTAAAGGAATGTCTTGGCGCTGCTGGTCTTTACTTTGATCGTGACGATTTAGACGGCATGGCGGCAAAAATTGAGGAATTAATGAGCGACGAAATTTTATACGATTTCCACCAAAACATAATGCGAAACCTTGCAGAGGAGCGCCTAAAATACCAAGACCAAGAACTGGAAAGATTCTTTAATTTTATCGTTGACAAAGCAAAGAAACCATACAATGAGTAATTTACTATACACGCCAAGTAATTCATCCTTTACAGGATATTCTATACAATTTGCAGACGTTGCGCCAGTTACCGAGCCAATTACATTGGCAGAGGCAAAAGATTACGCAAGAATCGACGGAGCTGCCGAGGACACCCTTATTACTAGCCTAATAAAAGTGGCACGCCTACATTGCGAGTCGTACATGGGCAAGGCAATCATTCGCAAGACAGTTACAATTGAATCGTTTTCTTTTCCATACGTTTGGCAAATTCCTTACGGCCCTTTAGTCTCTGCAAACGACGTTACTAAAGTGGCAACAATTGACCAAAACAACGTAGAAACTGCATTAAATTACCAAGTAAACATTGGTTTATTTCCAAAGATTGCCATTACTAGCGGCGACCAATCGTTTAAATTTAAAATGATTTATACGGCTGGATTTACAACCGTCCCGGAGGACATAAAGCTTGCCGTTAAAATGATGGTAAACACGCTTTACGAACGTCGCGAAGATTTCAGCGATTTACAAGCAATCGAATCACCTTTGGGAGTAAAGGCAATCTTAATGCCTTATAAGACTTATAACTGGTTTGGCGCGTGAGGACTAATAAACAAATAAAAGCTGGCGATTTACGCGAGCGCATCCAATTTCTAAACCCAAATTTATTTGGGGACGGTTACGGCGGTTTCTATTCACAAATGAGCGTAACTTATATTTGTTGGGCAAAGGTTACAAACCTTAGCGGTGCGCGTCAAAATAGCGAGGACCAAATGGTTATTAAAAACCAATGGGAAATTTTAATAAGAAAAAACGAGCTGGCGCCAGTTACAAAATCCATGCACATTATTTACAACCAAAGGACATTTGTAATAAGCGAAATAAACGATCTCGAGGAATACGACAGAATGCTAAAAATTATTGCAACCGAACGATTGTAAATGTTAAGTATTGAATTTAACAAGCAAAGCCTAAACGCCTTTTATAAGTATTTAAAAAACTTAGAGGACGACGTTGCCGACTATGTACGGGCAGAGGTGGAGGATTCAATGCTGGCAATTGAAAGCGAAGCGGCCAATAAGGTGGCCGTTGATACTGGCGCGCTAAAAAATAGCATTCAATCAATGCCAATTAAAGTAAGTAAAAACCAAATAACTGGAGGCGTTGAGGTTGGTGCAGCTTACGCGCCTTATGTTGAATTTGGAACAGGTACCAGGGTAAAGGTGCCAAGCGAGTTAAGCGATTTTGCGGCCCAATACAAAGGCGATGGAATTAAAGAAGTTAATTTACCAGCAAGACCGTTCTTTTATCCTGAGGTATTTAAACAACGGACAGAATTGCCAAAAAACATTGAGCGCACCCTAAAAAAATTATTTGAGAAATGAGAAATATAAAACCATTTATTCGAAAGGCTTATTGGACGGCTTTAAATAATACGATTAATTACAATGGTTTACCAGTCCCTTGTTACGATACTTTTGCGCCTGATAACGCGCAATTCCCTTATATTTTAATTGGAAATCAGACCCAGGAAGACGACAAAGACAACCAAGAATATAATTACATTACCACAATAACTTTGGACGTTGTAACGGCTAAACTTGCGCCATACGGACGCATTGACGCCGATCTAATTGCCGACTCTATTTTGCAAATTGTTTGCCTTTATCCCGAGAATTATTTGGCGCTCCAGGTTGGCAAAATTGTTACCGCAAAGCTGGTGCAACAAACTAGCCTTTCAAGCATTACGGACACAAACATTGTGCATCGTGAAATAATGACAATTGAAAATTGGATAAATGGCTAAAGTAAACGGCTCCGCTTTATTTGTAACGGTTGGACTTAATCAAGTTGCCAAGTCAACTGCTTACGAGTTGTCCGCTGAAATGGGACAACTAGATAAGACAAGCAACGAGTCGGGATATTTTGCGGACCATATTTCCAAGCTTGCTTCATGGTCCCTATCTAGCGAATCCTTATACATTCAAGACGGCTTTTCCTTTGGCGATTTATTTAACGCTTACGTTAATCGTGAGCGCGTTTATTTGTCAGCTGGGCAAGACGACAATTTAACCTTTATTGGCCTGGCAATGATTGAATCGTTAAGCCAGTCGGCACCTTTGGAAAATGTTGCAACCATTTCGGCAACTTTTAAAGGTGTTGGCGGACTTTACCCAACAATTTTACCAGCCGAGCGCTTTATTATTGACGAATTATTCGAAATAATTATAGATCAAGACGGCAACTTTTTGGTCTACACTTAAAATTTATTGTTTTGCAATTATTCAAAGTCCTTTTATTTTTAAAAAAAATTAGAATTTAACCTTACACAAATATGGCAACTGCTGGCAAATTTAATGGCACCCTTTTAAACGTTTACCTTGACAACGTTATGATTGGATGCGCAACCTCTTCAGAATTATCCGTAAACGTTGACCTTGCGGATGCAACTTGCAAAGACGATGGCGGATGGGCCGACCATATCGCTGGATTGCGTGATTGGTCCGTATCTACTGACGGATTGGTTGCATTTGACGACACAAACAACGTTGGCGACATTTACACGCTTTTAAGTGGCCGTACTGTTGTTGCGTTGAAATTCACTACCAACGTAACTGGAGACCTTGTATTTTACGGAAACGCTAGCGTTGCATCAATCAGCGTATCAGCTGAAATGGAGGCCGCGGTTACTTATTCCGTAGAATTTACAGGAAAAGGTCCATTACTTAAGGCAACCGTAGTACCAGCATCTACTTAATTAGTATTATCTTTCGCCTATGAATCACACAGGCAGAACAATTATTACAATTAATGGCGGCACCTATTCCGTAAAATTTGGAATGGGTGCCTTGTTGCATTTTAGCGAGGGCCTTGGATACGACGTCCAAGAAACAATCGAGGCGTTAACCAAGCCAGGCGTTGGTCAAATTAAATCAATCGCAAAGTTTATTTATGCGGCTATTTATGTAGATGCGTTATACAACGACAGAGAATTTACCTTAGATCAAATAGATATTATTGACTGGGTGGATTCTAATCCAGCGGACGAGGTTGGCAAAGTTGTCCAAGTAATTATGCAAGGCATAAGCTCAATTACGAAAATTGATTACCCAAGCGCTGAAGCTGGCGAGTCAAAAAAAAAATAACATTTAAAGACGTTTGCCATTACGCCATTGGGGAGTTAGGTATTGCACCTGACTCCTTTTATTTTATGTCTTTTGCGGAGTATCAATCCATTGCATACGGTTACCAAATTAGGCAAAGCAAAGAAGAAAATTTATTTAGGACTATTTGGGTGCAGTTAAACAACGTTAATGTTACTAAAAAAGGGGATTTAATTCGAAAGCCTGATAAGTATTGGCGCATTCCTTTACTAGACGCCAAACCAATTGTAATTCCAACCGCTGAAGAAAAGGCAAAAGCCTATGAAATTGGACTTACTTGGCAAAACCTTAAATTTGAAGAACAAGCCAGTTTCGACACGATAACAAATAAAATACAATGAGCGCAAAATTAAACGTTGACATTGTCGCCCAACTAAAAGAGTTTAACAAAGCAATGGCCGACATAAAATCGGAGGTTGACGATTTAAACCAAAAGGTTGGGAAAGGAAATAGCGAAAGCACAAAATCAACAAATGCATTATCCAGCGCCTTTGGAAATTTAGGTAAAACCATGGGCGGTTTATTTGCCGCCGATATGCTTTTAAGTTTTGGCAAAGCGGTTATTTCAACAACTGCCGAGTTCCAAAAAATGGAAGCCGTTTTAACAACAACGCTTGGCAGTAAGTCAGCGGCTCAGGTTGCAATGACTCAAATTGTTGAGTTTGCATCAAAAACACCTTTTCAGGTTAACGAATTAACGGATTCATTTGTAAAATTGGCCAATCGCGGTTTTAGGCCAACATTGGAGCAAATGAACGCGCTAGGAGACCTTGCATCCTCAACTGGTAAATCTTTTGACCAATTGACCGAAGCGGCTTTGGACGCAATGACTGGCGAATTCGAGCGATTGAAAGAGTTTGGTATTCGTGCAAAATCTGAGGGCGATAAGGTTGCGTTTACGTTTAAAGGAGTTACAACCGAGGTACAAAAGACAGATGAAGCAATTAAAGACTATTTAATTAGCCTTGGAAACGCTGAAGGTGTAAGCGGCTCAATGGCTGCAATATCGGAAACTGTTGGCGGTCAAATTTCTAATTTACAAGACAATTTTTCCCAATTACAATTGGCAATTGGATCGTCGTCTAGTGGTTTAATATCTAGCGTTTTACAATTATCAAACACAATACTTGGCGATTTAATAACCTCTTTAAATTCTGTTAATACAGTTGCCCAAGAAGCTGGCGATAGTGGTTTGGAAGCTTTTGGCCGTCAATTACTTTCTTTTATTAGTCCAGCTTACGCGGCAACATTGGAAGGGGTTGCAATTGGTATTAACGCAACAAAAAAGGCAGCGGTTGAGGCAGAGCAAGCAATTAAAAAAGAAAATGAGACTAAAGAAGCCTCTAAACAAATCAGCGACCAATTAGCTAAGCAACTTAAAAAAGACCACGACCAAAAAATTAAGCAACTTAGAAAAGAGGCCGAGGAGTTTATAAAAACACAAGACGCAACACTTGGAAAAGTTGGCACAAGGGATGCATTTGGCGGAAAACCAACCGACCAAACGCAACAAATGACTCCCGAGCGTTTAAACATGATCCAAAACGCATCGGCAAGCATTTTGGCAATGAATAAACAAATTGCTTTAACAATGCCAGGCATTACAATACCCGAGGACGCAGTTGCAAGGTTACAAGCATACAATACGGCACAAGCGCAATTGGCTTACGAAACCTCTTTGGTCGCTCAAAACATGAACGCAGCTTTAATGGTTGGGGATTTGTTTGGCCAAGCACTTGGACAACTGGCAGAGACTGGTAAAATATCTTTCCAAGGCATTTTTGATGCGTTAAAACAAATGGTTTTAAGATTTGCGGCGGCAATTGCTGCGGCCATAACTTTAAACATTTTAACAGGTGGCGCGGTCATGTCAGCTGGTAAAGCTGCTGGAGCCAAAAGCGGTTTTGGTGCTTTGTTAAAAGGCGGTAAATCAATGGGCATTGGCGGCCTTACGCCGTTTGCTGCTGGAGGTATTGTAAGCGGTCCAACTGCTGCGCTTGTTGGCGAGTATTCAGGCGCAAAAACAAATCCCGAGGTTATCGCACCTTTAAGCAAATTACAAAACATGATGGGCGGAAATGTTACCTTTACAATTAGTGGCGACAACCTAGTTGGCACGTTGAACAGAGCAAATAAAACACGAGCAAGAAAATTCTAACCAATGGCATACGGTCTAAAGTATACAATACCATTTAAAGACGTTGACAACTATTCCAACCTAGTCGAAATTTACCAGGACGGTTTTGTTGGTACCTCCACGGAATTAATAGCAACCGAGCAACCAGCGACGCATAAATACGAGCGCGAAGACAACGAGGACATTACAACGCCAATAATGTCCACGACGTTTACGATTTCTTTTTACTCAATTGACACGACAGATTTTAGGAATTTCTTTAGCTATTCAGACCGCGAGTTTTTGGTTGTGCATAAATTTGAGGGAAACATTGTTTTTAAAGGCTACCTACTCAACGACATTACTGGCGAGCCATTTCAAGACCCTCCTTACCCAGTTGTAGTAACTGCAACGGATGGATTGGCGCAGCTTAAAGAAGTGGACTTGGTTGGACCTAGCGTAGACACCGAACTTGGAAGCCTTATTTTTGAGACGCTAAACCGCTTGGATTTAGAGTTAGACATTGAGGTTTGTAATGATCTATATGAGGGCCTAGTAATGGATAACACAAGGTCGATATTTGACCAGGTCGAGGGCGAACAATTGCTTGTCCAAGACTTTACTTTTGACGAATTAGAAATAAACGCTTACGATTTCTTGCTAGAAATTTGTCGCACTTTTGGTTGGATTTTGCTACAAAAAAACGGGCGTTGGCTTTTCCAGCGGCCAATTGCTAGAAACATTGAGGGGACCATGATTTACGTACATAGCTACGTTGATGGATCAGTAATTGAAAGTTTTCCAAACAATACAAGCACGGCCATAACTCAATGGACAAATTTAACCGTTGATTATAGCTATAAAACCGTAGCTTATGGAAACGGCATTTTTGTTGCCAGCTTTTCAGCATTTAGGGCCTATTCTTATGATGGTATAACTTGGGAGGAATCAATACCTGGCGGAGGTTGGCAAATTGACTCAATTACTTATGGAAATGGTTTATTTGTAGGCGTTGGCTTTGCAAGTGTTGGCTCCCCAGGCGTGCCTACGGCTTATGTATTTACGTCAACTGACGGCATAAATTGGACTAGCAGAACGCCAGCGGCTGCGTTGTGGTGGCAAGATGTAACTTATGGAAATGGTTTATTTGTTGCGGTCGCAAGAACTGGGACAGGCAACCGCGTTATGACCTCACCAAACGGCGTAACTTGGACAAGTAGAACAACGCCAATGGATGCCGACTTTACTAGCGTGGCATACGGAAATGGCGTTTTTGTTGCGGTTAGTACTGGAGGCTCTGGAGTAACTGGCGGAAACGTTATGACCTCAACCGACGGCATTACTTGGACGCAAAGAAATTTAACCTGGAACGCATTAACCGTATTTTTTGCCAACGGAAAATTTACGACAGGCTATCGTTATTCGACTGACGGAATTACTTGGAACTTGGCCAATATAAATTTTAACGCGGTTGGGATAACTTACGGAAACGGCTATTTTGTCGGCCTAGTTGACTCAGGTGCTAATCGAATTTATTATTCAACTGACGCCATTACTTGGACCGCCACGGCGTCACCTAGTTTAAATACTTATCGAGCCATTACGTTTGGAGAAAATACCTTTGTAGGTGTTGCAGATACTGGAGCCAATGCGATAATGTTTAACTATTTTGAAAGTTTGCAAAGCGAAATTATCGGCGACCAAGACACGGCAAATACCACTTGGATTCCTGTTGGCGGCGACCAGCTTTTGCAATACCAAAGGCCAATTAAAAAGCTAACCGTTAAACAAGGCGATTTGGGCCAGTCAATAATTACAAATGGCGAAAGCTTTAACGAATCCAGCTGGTTTCTTGAGGGACCATATAAGCCTTACGATTGGACCATAACGCCTGATCCCGACACGCCAGTAATTCAAATTTTTCCCAATAATATTCCAGCGCAAAGCGGTTACGATGACGAGCAAGGTGTTTCTTGGGACATCCGATTTATGCCAAACGGCGAAGAGACAGACCAGCCAATTACCTCAAAGCCAATTTTCTTGGACTTTGCTGGCTTAAGTTTGGATTTAGAGGTTGACATTAATTATTCAACCTCAGCAAGCGGTTTGGCTATTGCTTTAAAGCACGTTGATAGTGGAGGGACAACTAGGTATTTGGGAACAAGTATTGTCGGGTCTTTAAATCTTTTGGCATGGGACGTGGCTTATAATACCTTTGTTTATTATTCAACTAAAGATGACGATACAAGAAAGTTTAAACTGTCCTCTTTTGTTTTGCCAACCGCTGGATTTTTGTCCATTGAGCTTAAATATTTTGGACTTACTGGCAGCGCGGTAGTAACTGCGGCAAAGATAATTCCAACGTTTGAAGGTCGTAAAAACCCAACAGAGGTAACAAAGATTTACGAAACGGCAAGGGATTATACAAGCTTGCGAGACGATACTTTAAGATTCAGCGATCTAGCAATTACGGCCTCTAAAAACTGGTTAAAAATAGGCGATTTGCCAGCAATTGTTTTTGTCGAAAAATCTTTGGCTGGTACTGCTGGAATTATTCAGGTGCCAAGTGGTGCCGTTACCCAGGTAAACAGATTGACCGATACACTGGGAGCCAATACGCTCGACTTTACTGGCGGCGTTGTTAATGGTCAATATCAACGCCAATTTGTGGCGGCTAGCGGTTTTACTATCGATTCAACATTTGTTTTGGTAAATAGTTTGTCGGGAACAATTCCGACAGGAACGGCGGTTTTGCCAATTGTTACAACAATATCAAGCCAACAAAGAAATTTAACGGTAACTTTTGACGATTACGATTACACAGGCGAGGCAAACGTTCAAATTCAAGTCTTTTTAAAAGACTCTAATTCTAACGATTACCAGGTATCGACGTTCCTTTTGCAAGTCAACGCCAACGGGACCATTACATACACGCAAACCAACATATCGTTTGAAAACCAAGCGCTTTTGGGCGGCTATTCCCCACGTTTGCGCGATTGTTACGCTCGTAATGTCTTGACTATATACAACGCTCTAAGCTATCGCTTAGAAGGCTCATTTCGACGCAAGGGCGACACGTTTGGAAATGGTTATAT